TTCGTACGGTAAAAGCGGCGGATTGAAAGGCGCTCCACCGGCTTCCAGTCCACTGCGGAAAGGAAACTGTTGATGTACAGGACGCCGTTCTGCCATACCACTCCGAAGGCCATTGGCCTCACGTCCAGCAATGCTATGTCGCCATCATAACTGGGCTGTTCAACGCGGTCACAGTAAAGATTCAACTCAGCCAATACCTGCCTCGGAGACATGTCATACCAGGCAGCTTGCACGCCTGGGTTGCTGATTTTTAACTGGTCTAAAGCATCGAGAACAAGGTGTATGCAGTCATCTTTGCCGTAGCTGTATTTCCGACCAATGAGGTTGCTACACACGGACTTGAGCAGTAAATGGAATATTGCCTACTTGGTGGCGGTGCAGCCGTCGACCTGGAACGTTGGCCTGAACTGAATCCAGCACTGAGTTCAACTTAATTTGGATACTTATTTCATTCCAGCCGCCAGCAGAGCAGGCACCAAAATACTCGTAAAGCGTCCGTTCAACGGCATAAGTGCTTGAGTTCCAAAGCACCGTTGACACCTTGGCGACATAATTGTTGTCCAAAGCCTCCACGACAAAGTTGCGAGTGATCTCCGTGTTGCCAAATTGCAATGTTGCGTCCAGGTTGTCACCCTGAAGCGTTGCCATCGCCCCGCCAAAAGCAAACGGCAAAAACGAGTGCTCACCTACGTTTTGCCCGATTGCGTAATTTTGAAAGAGATACTGATTCACCTGACCAGTAGGACCAACTTCAAGCAGGTGACCGTAAACAAATTCCATTAGATCCCAATCCTCCGACGAGTAGCAGCTGAATTACGAAGTGAACCCATAGCTCTGCGTTCACCCTCAGCAGCACCCTGCTGCGCAGCCCGTTGCAAGCCAGCTTGGAACTGATCAGCAGTGACGTAGTCAACATTATTGATGCGCTCCACGTTGAAGCGAACGTCGATTGGTGCAGAAGATCCTTGCACTGCTGCAATTGCTTCATCCTCAGAAGCCATGCCACCACCTGCTGCGCCAGCACTGCGACGTGAGTAGCGATTCATTGCATCGCGTGCGCTGCCTTGGTTGTTGACCTCAACGCCAAGTCGACCACTAGGTCCGCGCTTGAGCGGCATAATCGCTTCAGCTCCGGCCTCACCCATCAAGCCAAAGCTGCCAGATGCTCCATCTGCGTACTGGAACATCGTCGGCTTGCTGACGATTCCACCCTTGGCAAACGGAACCACGCCGTTGCTTGAAAATGCATTGCCTTTTGCTGAGCCAAGGAAGCTCATTCCAGGCAAGCCCTTCAAGATGTTGAACATCGCAGCCTTGATGAAAATCTTGCTTAAGTCAGATAAGACAGAGCGAGCAAACTCTTTGAAATCAGCCTTTCCAGTAGTGACAAACTCATGAAACTTGTCGCCAAGGCCATCAAAAGCTTGAGCGGCTGCATCACCAAGGTTGCCGAACAGGTCACCCATTGACTCGATGCCTTTTTTGAACCTGTCCTTGAATTTCTCCATGCCTTCTTTACCTGGCTTGTTCAAAGCCTCTAAAGCCTCCTCTAGCTTTTTCCTAAGCTCTTCAGCGCTCAGTACACCATCCTCTACAAGAATATTGAACTTGAGCATCAACTCATTTAACCGAATCTGATTTTCTGCTTGCCTCAGCTGCTCATCAGTAAACATGCCCGACTCGCCCTTGGCCTTAGTGAGGAGTTTACTTAGCTCAAGTTTTGCCTTGGTGACACTATTTGCTGCCTTCAGTTGCTGCTGCTCTAACTGATTGATTTGGTTGGCAGATCTTACTTCGATTTCTGCAAGTCTTACCCTTTGTTTTTGTGGGGGCAACGCTTCTGCAGCAATTCTTGCAAGCTCTGCTTCTTTCTCAATCATCTCCTTGGTAAGCGTTATTCCACGCTCACGATTCCTGAGTGCTGCGATCTGAGCATTAGCCACTGCCTCGGTAATGTCTTTCGGTCCTTTCGGTCCTTTGGTGGTTGTTTGTAAATCACCAGCTCCAGGTAGGCCTGTTCCCGGACGTGCTTGCTTGATGTCACCTCTAAGTTTTCTCATCGCGAGCAAACTGGTTTGCTCTTGACTCATCTGTTGCAGCTGTCTAGCAAGCTGATCTCTTTCAAAAATCAAGCTGCTTGCGCCACCTCCAGCAGCGCCAGCACCACCCAATAAATCAGCTGCAGGCCTAGCGCGTTGCTCTCTAGCAATATCAGCATTTAGTTCAGCAAGCCTAAGATTGCCTTTTGTGATGTTTTTGTTTAAAAGATCAAGCCTCGACTGATCACTTATGCCTAGAAAACGATCAAGAGCGTCTGCTGCGTCGGCAATAGATTGAATGATTGCACCAAAAACTTCCTGAAATGCAGAGCCAATAGGAGTCAAGAGGCGCCCCACCGACTCATTCATGTTTGAAAGAGCAACCGCGAGTCGATCACCAGCGGCCTCAGGACTTTTTGCAATAATCTCTGCAGTTAGGCCATATTTTTTAAATATTTCTTCTGCAAACTTCTGGAAGTCGGCAAGACTAACCTCACCTCTCTCCAAAGCCTTGTCTAACTCTTGCGGCGTTTTTCCGATAGAGGAAGCGAATAAAGTGAAAGCGCCCGGCAGCCTCTCACCAATTTGCTGACGAAGCTCTTCAGCGCTAACTTTACCTTTCGAGAATACCTGTGATGTTGCAACAAGCGCAGAACTTACATCTTCTAGTGATCCACCAGTTGCCCTGACAGAGGCGACAATGCCATTAAAAGCTGTTTTTGTATCCTCAATATTTCCACCCGCACCTTGGACTGATGCCTGTAATCTTGTAAACTGCTTAGTAATAATTTCCTGAGGTATAGCGAATCTTTTTGAAGTTTCCTCGATAAATTGCAGGGATTGATCATATTCTTGCTGGCTAGTTGTTACGCCTTTTAGGGCAATTCGCAACTTTATAAGATTTGCTGAGTACTCAGCAGTGGCCCCTAGAGCTTGCCTGATCTGTCCAACTTGCGCACCAACAGCACCACCAACAGCCGCACCAACAGGTCCGCCAGCTAAGGCACCAATGCCAGCACCAATAGCGCCCTCAGGCCCACCAAATACACCAGCAGCAGCAACAGCACCAACGCTTTTAGCGGCTCCTACAAGCCTGCCACCAGTTCTCTTGCGACCCTCAGCTTTTTGAAGCTCTTGACTGTATTTAGCAATGTCGGCTGTTAACTGCTTGAACTGACTAGAACCAATTTGGGCTTCATTTCTAAGTGCCTTTAAAGCACCTATTTGCGATTGGATTGTACTGATATTTCTCTTGCCAACCGTGTCAAAGTTTTTAATTCGATCTCGAACCTTGCTTATTCCCTGCGCATCTAGCTGAGTGGCTGCATTGGTCAACCCACGGAAAGAACTCTCTAGCTTCTTGACTACAGCAGCAGCACCTGAGTCGGAAAACTCAAGACTGATCTTGATCTTCTCAACTGCTGCGGCCATTTGAGCGCTTCCTCAGTTCGGTTAGGGCGGTCGCCTCCATTACCTGAAGACGCTCAAGCACATCAGTGCGATTTTCCACATTGTAGAGGTCAAACAAGCCTCCGGAACCCAGTAATACCTCGTACTTCAAGCCAATCAAGCCGTCCATGGAGACGTTCCATTGCGTTTGAACGCGCAAGAACATCTGAACTGTTTCCCAGTTCTCGTCCCACACCTCAAAGTCCTCAGACTCCTCAGCCTTGGGTTTTGGCAGCTTCATGCCAAACGCTGCAGCATCATCTTGAGTCTTGTCGTCGACCTGCTTGCCGCCAGAAACCCAATAGACCGCAGCGTCCTTTAGTTTCCCGCTTCGCCCTCCGAATAAGTGTTGGTGTAAGCATTGAGGACTGACTTCAGCCAATCAACATCGTCGGCAAACTCCTTGAGCAGCTCTTTTGAGAATGCCAAAGGCTCACCATCCTCCTCAATGCCTTCCCAACCAACCAAGATTTTTTCAAGGAAAGGCAGGCCTGTTGCATCGCCCATCTTTTCAAGCTCAGACATCTTCACTCTTTTGAAGATGGCTACAAACTCTGATGTCTCAAATTCTCCTGGGCGATCAGAGCTTGGTTCTTTTACTTCAACAGGCCATTTGAAGGTTTTATTCTTCTTGCGAACAAAAGCCATTAGATAAAGGGATAAGCCGGCTCAGCATACACAAAAAAAGGGAGCCCGCAAAGGCTCCCTTGTGTGTTGATCTCTACCTTGCGTCAGGTGTAGATCAAGTCAAACTCAGCGTTAGCTGCTGCATCAGGAACGCAGGTGTAAGGGATCTCAAGCATCGCAATGCCATCAGAATCACCGTAAGCCACATCACCAATGTCCACCTTGCTGGAGGTGAATTGAACGATGTTGCCAGCCACGCTGCCATGAGTGAACTGCAGGTTGCCCAAAGCAGCGTCGTCATCAACAGCGGCCGCGAAGTAGTCCTTAGTCGCGATGGCCACTGCCTCGATAGAGACAGAGCCCGAGGCCGCACGATCAGTGATCAGGACTTCTTTTGAGCCACCAACCAGCTCGCGGTAAGTAGTGGTGTTGCCTAGGTCAAACGAGAAGCTCTGCAGAGCGCCTGCGTAAGACAACAGCTGGAAGCTGCTGGTGTTGCCGTTCTTGAAGATCAAAGGATCATCTTGATTGGCGTAAGTCGGCGTGGGCAGTGCTGTGTCATCAGGAGCGTTATAGATCCCAGTGAAGGTGAAGTCCAACGTCGGGATCTCTCCAACATTGGCAGTCAACGAAACGCTGCCACGGCAGCCAGTCATCTTGTGACGCACACCATCAATGTTGTAGTGGATGGTGACTGAAGAGAAGCTCGAGCTGACAGGGTCATAAGTGACGCTGGTGTTGGCAACAATGGTCTCAGCAAGGCCACAAGCCTTCAGTGCTTTGCCGTACTGAGGAGCAGTGCCTGCAGTGCCAGATCCAACAAGCTCAACGCTGAAAGTGCATTCAACGCGAGTATTTGCAAGCAGCTGTTGAGATGCACCCAGATAAGGACGAATCAGGTCGCGGCTGACAACATCACTGCTCTGAGGCGTGATGCTTAGATCCCTTACGAGTACGGCGTCTGCTCCGTCCGGAGTCGGATCCGTCCCGTAAGTCGACTC